GCATGGCGCCGCTGTTGGCACGGCCCATGCGCACTGCTCCCGGTTCATGCAGAAGGGTTGTGCGACCCCAGGGCTCCTCCACCGGCAGCTCGGAGGAAACCGGGAAGGCGAGAATCTTTTTCCCGCTCTCTTCGCGCCAGGAGAATTCCACGTTCTCCATGAAGCGATAGGCGGGCTCCACACGCAGGCTAATGGGCTCGATGAGTGCGGCCATCAGTTGATCGCTCCCATCGCGGCGGAGTCATCCTCATCGTCCGGCGGGGCGGCACCATTGGGCTTCGCTGGCGCTGCGGCGGGCTTGACTGGCTTCTCCAGCCCGGGGTCCACATCCGAGCTGACGCCGGCTTCCTTCTGGGTTTCCAAGTCGGCTTCGCGCTCCTTGGTCACTTCCCAGAAGTCGCGCCCGTCGCCGGTCATGGCCTCCACATGGCTTTGAGAAGTGAGCCCGGCGCGGATGGCTTCCTTGTAGGCTTCCACTTCCTTGGTCGGGTCCACCCAGCCCCAGCCGCGGGGCTTGAATTGCACCGCTTCAAACTTGGCCGAGTTGTTGGCGTACTCTTCCAGTGAAATAGCCGGAATCTGCCCGGCCAGCACCGCCTGCTGCAGCCACACCCGATGCAGCGGGGCGCGGAAACTGCGGATAAACCACATCTGCAACACCCGCCAGAGATCGCGGTCATCCAGCAGCGCCAGGCGGCTGGAGGAATAATTCGACTGCGAGTAATCGCGGCTCAGGCTGTCATAGCTAACACCCACGCCGGCGGCAATCTCGCGCAGCATCAGCCGCAGGAAAGGATCGAGGTTGGCGTTGGGCCGGTTGGGGTTGTTCCAGATCATCTTTTCGCCCGGCTCCAGGTGCTCTAGCAGCCCGGGCTCAATCGTCCATTCGCGCTTGCCGCTTTCGTTCAATTCGCCCTGCGGCGTCGGGGATTCAATCACGCCCATGTAGGCGGCGGCGCCGCGCGCGGCCACAATCTCCGCTTCGCTGTACCCATCCATGTCATGCAAACGGCGGATGGCGGCGTGCAGCCAGGGCATCCCGCGGGTCTGCGGCCAGCGCTGCACTACCCGCAGATGCATCACCTGGTCGGCGGGTACGCGGTAGATGCGGTCGGAGGCGAAGGCTTGCAGGCTGATTTCCCCGGGGTGCAGCTCGCGGAACCAGTAGGCCACCGGGCGATAGAAGCGGTTGAGCTCGATGCCCAGGCGCACGATATTTCCCGATTCGGCGGGGCCGGGCTGGAATTGGTCCGCCACCCGCTCGCCTTCAATTACTTCCAGCGTCAGGGGAATCTCCGAGCTGGGCGTGGCGGCCATGAATTTGCGGGGGAAGATTTCCCCGGCTTCAAACACTTCCCCGATCAACACCCGCTCCAAGTCGGCAAAGTGGAGCGTGCCGCCGATGTGGCAATTCTCGGCCCGGCACCAGTTGTCCCAGGCTTCGTAAATCTGGTCGTTGACACGCGCGCTGGCCTCGCCGCGGGCATTCAGTACCCGGGGCACCATGCCGATGCCCGTGCCGATAACATTGTTCTGCACAATCGTCTTGGCGCGCTGGGCGTGGGAGTTGTCTCGGATCAACTGCCGAGAACGCCCCCGCACGGTGCGCAGGCTTTGCGAGGTTTCGGAATCTTCGCTGGTATCGCTGATGCGCCAGTCGGCGGTCAGGCGCGAAACCGCCGCCGCGGCGTAGGCGCGCTGCGCTTGGCGGCGCGGCTTCGCTTCCCGCGCCCGCTGGGATTCCGCCGCCATCGCTTCAGTCAGATTCAGCAGGTCCAGGCTCATGATTTTCTCGGGTCAAAACCTGTAGCTACGCGGGCGCGGCAATGGACCCACTCCACTTCGTTCTCAAATAGGCGTCGCAACCAGACACGAATCCGCCCAATCATGAAGCCGCCTCAAAGCGCAGCCGGATGCGGCGGTCACCGAGTTGGGCGGCTGTTTGCTCGGCGCGCACTTCGGAGTCATAGCGGTCGTGCAGCAGCAGCAAGTCGGCGATGGGCGTCAAGGCCAGGCTGCGCCCGGCGATCTGGTAACTCATCTGGTCCTTGGTGGCGCGGCCTTCAATCACCGCTTCAATCGCTTCCAGCACGGTGCGCGCATGGCTGCGCACATCGCCGGCCGCCTGGGTGGCCAGGTCGGGCAGGATCTCCAGCTCGCCCCGGGCGCCTTCGTACTGCTCCCCGGCTTTGGTCAGAATTTCCGCGTACTTGTAGGCGCCGGCGGTCAGAGTTGCGGTGTCGGTGGCGCTCAGCGTGAAAATGAAATCATCGCCATCAGCGGCGCCCGTTTTGTTGAGCAACACCGCGCCGGTGATGTAGAGCTTGTACGCCCAACCGCCGGAGGCTGGATAACTGGAGAAATTACGACGCAGCTTGACGGTGGTGCCCTTGGTGATCTGGGCGGAATTGCGGTCAGCTCATCCATGCCAGCCTATGATTGAGGCCAAAGGCTACTATCCGCAATACCGATATTTCATAACAGGGGGTGTAGAAGACGGCACATTTTTTGCCGGCGCCGGCCGTTTTCGATTCCCGGAAGATAAAGGCGCATGCGTGTGAGTAACTCGACTATGCAAGGCAGTTGAACCATCGGCGTGCCCAATTTTCTCCGGCCCGTGGAATCCCTGCGCCCGCTCTCTAGTGCTCCACGATTCGTGCTTCAAGCGGCCTATTTGTTCCAGTTGCTCTACGCTCGGCGTAGTGTCAGCCATTGAGTTTCGCCTCCATAGACATAATCGGTTCATGCACACCGAGGAGGTCTGCTTGCGCAATCACATCATCCAACTTCTCGCCCCGGCAGATTTCCGTGCCGTCGTCTCGGCGCGCTACCCATTCCTTCGGTCGCGGGTCGCACTCGACGTAAAGAGATTCAGCCATTGCCCTTCTCCTTGCGGTAGGCTTCGAGTGTGGGACAATTGCAGGCCATCATTCCTCCTTCGGCGCGTCGAGCAGGGCGCGGATTCTTATCGTGGCCACTCCCTGATCCAGTTTGGATTCGGCTTGCGTGCCGCCGGCGGCTCGCGCTTCTGGCCCAGCGTGGCGGCGTACTTCGCCAAGTCGCGGTACTGCTGCGGCGCGATGAACTGCTGCAAGGCCGCCAAAGCGGCGAAATTGTAGACCGTTTTGTCCAGGGCTTCGTTGCGCTCCTGCATTTTTACCCAAACGCTTCGGGTCGTCCGCAGGCGTTTGTTGACCACCGGGATGCGCCGCTCGCTGGTCAGTTGCTCGAAATATTCGTCCGTGATCCAGTCGGGGAAGTGAATGTAATCCGGCCCGGGCATGGGTACGTTGAGCCGCGCGAAAAGCAAATCCTTGGCGGCGTAGGTTGAAACGATGAAAAGCCGGATGTTCCATTTCTTGGTGGTGGATTCCATCACCAGGCCGGGGCGCTGCAAGTAATCCACACCTTTGCAGGCGAAGATGCGCCGGCGGGTGAGCTGCCGCGGCGTCACATACTTGTACACGCTTTCGGCGTGGTAGCCGGAGTCCACGAAGGTGACGGCGGGTGTCAATTCCACTCCGGCCGCATGATGCCAGGGACGCAGCAGCCAGTCGTCCAGCTCAGTCCAGACTTCGTTTCCGCTGTCGGGGTCCTGAGCCACCCCGGGGTTGCCCCAGAAAATCTTGTAGTCCAGCAGCCAGCATTCCCGCGTCGGCGCCCAGCCCATGATTTGCGCCTCGAGGCGGTTGTGCTGGGTGTCGCAACTCGCCGTCAGAAGGCAAATGCCCTCCGGCAGCTTGCGCTGGTCCAGGTAGGGGTCAACAATCTCCCCGGTGGCGGTGTCGCAGGTGATGGGGAAATAGCGCTCGGCGCGCGCGCGCAGGATGTGGGGCTCGATGGCGGATTCGGCCGATTCCTCGAAAGTTTCCCCCATACGCAGGTTGATGAATTCCCGCAAGCCTTCGCGTGATTTGCAGGCCGTGGCCCACTCCGCCGACAGCTTGGCCCAGATGGGCTCCCAGGGCGAATAGAGCGCATTGAGATGGAAACCGGCCACAGGCGATTCGGGGCGCTCTTTCACCCAATGGCCGCCGGCCAGCATTCGGTTCTTCCACTTTTCTTCAATCAGCTTATCGCAGCTCTCGCAGGCATAGCGCACCGTTTCGGGCCGCGGCCGGCCCTGCTCGTCTTTTTCCCAGACCAGCCGGAAGCCTTCCGCCTTGTTTCCCCAGCGCAGTGCTTGAAAGGCGCCGCAAAACGGGCAGGGCACATGAAAGCGGCGCTGGTCGCTGCGCTTCCAGGCGGCTTCAATGCGCGACAATCCTTTGGGCTTCTTGGGGGTGCTGACGTGGCCGATCAGCCGCTGAAAAGCGAAGGCGTCGGTGCGGCGGGTGGCCAGCACGATGGGGTCGCCTTCGCCGGGGATTTCGTCCAGGTAAGCGTCTTCCTCATCGAAAAACAGCTTGGCCACCGGATGGGAGCGCAGCCCGGGGCCGGAGTTAGCGCCGGCGATCTTCAAATAGCCGCCGTCGAACTCTTTCAGACGGATTTCATTGCCGGGCTGGCGGCTTTTGGCTTCGCGCACCTTCAGGCGCAGCGCGGGACAGTTTTCAATCATGCGCTGGATGCGCATCTTGGAGTAGTCTTTGGCGGTTTCGGTGGTGGGCTGTACAATCATCACCGGCGCCGGCGCCAGGTCGATGATGTAGCCGATGATGTTGTTCAGCGCCTCTGACTTGCCTACCTGGGTGGAAGTCATAAAAACAAATTCTTCCACGCCGGGCTCCAGGATGCAGTCCATCATCTCGCGCTGATAAGGCTTGCATTCCCAATCACCATGCTGGGGGCTGGAGCCCGGCGGCAGATAGCGGTTGGTGTCCGCCCAGTCGCTAACTTTCAGCGTCGGCGGCGGCGAGCACAGCCGCAGCTTAGAAGCCGTCAACTTCTTCAACGCCGCGGCGGCTTCCAGGCTCAGCGGCTCAGGGATCAGTGTTGTCTGCGTCGCCATGTCAGGTTCCCACCAGTTGACGCTGAACTTTGCTGGTGCGCGCGGCGATCACGGCGCCGTTTCCACCGCTTCAGATTCAGCCGGCGGGGCGGCCGGCTTCGCTGCGGCGCGGCCGGTGCCGTTGCTGCTGGAAATCTTGCCCAGCAGCTTGATAGACCATTGCTTCAGCTTCTCCCGGATGCTGGCGATGGACTCGCCTTCTAGCTCGGGCGCCAATTGTGGCAGCCGCAGCACTCCCTGGCGAAAGACTAAAGTAACTTCTTCCAACTTTTCCCCATAGATGGCCAGCGGGATGAGTTCGCCGCGGCGCACCTGGTTTTCCATTTCGGTGCGTTCGGCGCGCGCGCGGGTCCAGCGCATGTCCCAATACTCTTCGGTGGCAGGTCCAGAATGAGCGGCCACGCCTGCCGCTTGCTTCTTTTGATACTCGGCATAGGCAGCTTTTACTGCCTCGGGGTTGTAGCGGCCATGCCGCGCCTTGGGAATGTGCCCTTCGCGGGCGAGCTGGCGCACCCAGCGGTCCGTGACCCCAAGAATGCGCGCCATTCCTTCGCCGGAAACCGTGCGCCGGCGGGTGCGTGTTTTCACATTGCTTTTGATGATTCCTCCGCCGTCTCTCTTAGAGGTTTCTGATGAAATACTATTTCTTTAGCAGGGCCAGAAGTGGCCCTAAGCTGCGCCACTTTTGGCACGGCTTCTGTTGAAAACCGTGTGGAACCCTGTGGAGGCCGTGGAAACGCGATGTTCTTCTGCTTGGGCGTGTACTTCCGCTGATTGAGCACCCGAAGATGGAAACCAAGGAAGGGATTTGGGTCGTAGGTGACTTCCAGATAGACCCCGCGCAGCCGCGCCATCCAGCGCTTCAGGGTCCGCACTGGCCAGCCCGTTTCATGGTGAATCTGGGAGTACGTGATCGCGTTGCCGTAGAGCACCAGGCCGCTGGAGCCTGGCGTCTGCCGGCAAATCGCCCATTTGAAAAGATGAACCGCTGGCCCCATCGCCCTGCGGTGCTGCTGCGTTAGGACTCCCGCGCGCAGACCAATGTTCATGTCCTGCATTAGAAACGGAAACGGAAGTCAGGCTTTTGGATACTCTGACTAGAGGAGAGTCGCACCGATGGATA